TATCCTATTTCACTACCGTCAGTAATTGATAATGTTGAGGCAACTGAGTCTAGGTTGCAGTATGGTCTAATAATTTCTATGTTTGTCATAATGACAGTATTGCCAGTTGAATCTTTTACAGAGGCTGCTAAAGAACCTGTGTAGTCTAAATATTTTGGTGCTAAGGTAAATGATACTGCACCAGAAATTGTTGATGCAGAGGCTGAAAATGATTCTCCTGTATAAAGGTCTTCATAGTCTAATGTATATGTTCCACTTGGGGAAACTGTAAAAGTCGCGGTAAGTGAAGTAACTTTTTTATATTGTCTTTCATTTAATATTTCCATAATAAATAAATTCCTCCTTACTAATTATATCATTTATATAAAATGTTGAAGGGGAGACATTTTTGGTGTCTCCCCCTCTAATTCCCTAAATAATTTAGGTTATTGTTTTGCAAATGCTACTGCATCTGTTTCTTCGATTTGTGCTCCGAAACGTAAGAAAGTAGTATATTCAATAGTATCTTTCTTAGGTTGGAACTCACGATGAACAGTAACGTCTCTTTGGAATCCCCAAATACGATTTTCTGGGAATGTCAAAGATACGAATCCTGCAGGCATCAATGGTACTTCTACCAAAGGAATACCTAGTACACGGTATTGGATTGGAGCACCTAATGTTTGTGGTGCTACACCGTCAATAACGCGTTCTACGATTCTTTCTGAAGGTAGGTTACCAGATGAGCCAAGACCATTAATGATATCGGCTACTGTTTCGCTAGAAGCATAGAACTTCATGGCTGCACGAGATGCACGATACTTACGTGGCATTGCTAGCACGATTGCTTGCAAGTCTTCAACGTCTGTACCATATGTACCGCCTGCGTCATTACCAGTTTGTTCTTTTACATAGAAGCCTTCAAGGATGTTTAGGAATGTATTTGTTCCTGAACCTGTTCCGTTGATTGCTAAGTCTTCAAGATCGTTAGCGAATGCACGAGTCATTGTACGGACCAAGTGGTCTTCCAATCCTGCGCCTTCGATATTGTCTTCAAGTGCTTCTGATGATACTTCCCAGTCTAATCTAACTTTTTTAGTTGTGATTTCAACTTTTGTGAAAGTAACTCCAGCGTTAGTGTATGTAGCGTCTGCTTGTGCAGCAGCACGGATTACACGTTCACCAACATTTAACTTCTCTAGTTCTGCTGTGTTGCCACGCATTGTTACACGGCGACCATCACGAGCAAGAACTTGTTGTTCGAAAATATATTCGATAAATTGGGCTGACTGTTCTGCATTTAAGATACCACCACCATCTGCTGGTGTTGCGGTACCTACTGGTCCAAGTTGAGATGCTGGGGTTGAAACCGCACCAACTCCTCCTGAAGCAATAACGCCTGTAACTGCTGCCTTATTTAAAATTTGTTCTTCTGACATGTTTTTTTTCACCTCCCAGTGAATTTTGTTTAACGATAGAGGTCAGCGGTATTGAGGAAACGCCCGCCCCACATCGATCCTTTTTTTATTTTATTTCCCTGCACGACCCCGCCGAGGTCGCCAGACTTACGGATAGCGGTGTCATCTTCAACTGCATCGACACGCTTTCCAAACTCTTCTACATTGCTTTTTACTGATGTAACTTCCTCTGTTACTTTTGCAACGCTCTTTGTTAATTCGGCAAGTTGTTCATTAATTGATTTTACAGTTGCTGCTAAATCTCCAACTGCTGCGGTAACGGACTTGCTAATTTCTTCTACAGAAACTTTAACTGTTTGTACAGCCTTTGCCAAGTCATCATCTTTGCTTTCTACAGCAGGAGTTTGGGCTTTTTCAACATCTGCTGGTGCGTCTTCTGCTGGAGCATCTTCTGTAGGAGCAACTGGTGCTACTACTTCTTCTGCTGGAGCATCTTCTGCTACTGCTTCTGCTGGTGCATCTGCTGGAGCATCTGAATCAGACTTAACGATTTCGTCTACAACGACTAATTCGTCTTCTACAACTTCTGTTTTTTCAATTTGAACATCTTCTGCAACTACTGCTGCTTCTTGTTCTGTTTTTGCCATATCATTTACCTCCTTATTATAATTATCAGAAACTTGTTCTGATTTCATTGAAACTCTTCTTAGAGTTTTCATTTTATGTCCTACAATTGTGTCAGTTGCTTTACCATCACGGTAGAGCCTAATAGCAACTGCTGGATCTTCTGGAGTTCCTGTAATAGTAAAAGAACTATTTGGAACTTTTATTTTTCCATTGCGAACGACCCTAGTTACTTTTCCTCTTGCGGTACCACCGCTTGAGTTCCATGAAACCATGTCGCCAACTTTAACATTTGATGCTTTGTCCATATCATCTTCATCATCTTTTTTCTTCTTTTTAGGTTTAATTGTTGTAGGGTTTTTGGTAGGAACATTTTCACTAGTCATTACACCCTGTGCTTTAATTAAGTTTTTAATTACCTCGTTTTTTTCATTATCTGTTGTTTCAACAAAACCTATTAATACTTCTCCAGATCTTTGATCTTCTTCTTTAGAAAGTCTAACTAGACTATTATCTTTAGACCAGTATACATTTTCAAGTGACATTTTTGTCATTATACCGTCAAAAGTATTTTGTCCATCTTCTGCTTTTTGAATAGATACGATATTAGCAAATTGATTTGCAGGATTGTCTACAAGCGATAATTCGTGTAGTTCGTAATCTTTAATAACCCTAATGGATTTATCCATTTCTGGGTCGTATTGGTCTTCAGTATCCTTGATGCTGCCACCAATAGAAAAACCAGAAAGAGTGCCATCAAGAACTTTTTCCCAAGTATCTTGAGCACCTTTAGAAATATATGCATCTACGTAAACTCCATTGTAAAATTTATCTTGTTCTTTGTCGTAAAATTTATCTGACTTAAATGACATTACTCTACCCACAGCCACTGGCATATGCATCTCACGTAAATTTCCACGGAACCTTTCAAAAGCCTTTATACTTACATCAGTAGGAACAATGTCTGACTGCTTGTCAACATTGTCAAGGGTGGCAAACCCAGAAACGGTTCGCTTCTCTTTATCGATTTTAGCAATTGGCATAGATAACTTAATAGAATTATCTTCTGAGTGCCAAAATGCTTTATGCAAATTAGTCATACTACTTCCATTATATAAGTGTTTATAAGAGATTTTTAAAACTTATAACTATTTATTACTGTACCGTTCTACCCTCGCCACCAGGACCTCGTCCTGTGGTGGTTGAAGGAGAATCGCTATTGTTATCAGTTCTCTGTTGATCCCTCATTCTATTGCCAGTAGATTGAGATGTAATCTCTGCTCTTTGTTGAGCACCTAAGACAATAGGGTCTTGTCCACCCATTCTTGATGGGTATCCAAGTCTTTCACGAACCTCATTTGGAACAACTACCTGCATTCTTAGGTATCGTTCATCAATCTGACTTTGAGTGGTCTCATCAGTCAGGGTTAGTTCGTTAAGTTTAAAAGCAACCATATCGGTCTTTTCTTTTACAATTTTATTTATAACCTTTTCTAGGTTTCTTTGGGCTGGTCTTGCAACCTGCTCTTTAAAAGTTCTATCAGAAGATATTGCTGAGGCTATTGAAACTCCAGCACCTCCTCCTACTTTAGAGAATGGTACTTGATGAGCCATCAAAATATCGTCACGATTTGATTTACGGTATTTTTCAAATGATCCTTCTTGTATGCCATTTTCAATAGGTTCCATTTTAAAGTCTACTTTATTATCTGTAGAATCTCCTGGAAGTGGTATATATAAAGTTCTATGGTTTTGACCACGAAGACCTGATTGTAGGAATCTAAATAACTTGTCCTCTGCATCAGATGATAGTTTTGCTCCTTTTAGGGTAACTATATATCTTGGTACCGCTTTATTTTCAAAATAGTCGATATTATATTTACCTGCTAAATTGTCTCCAACCATAGCAACAGATGAGGCTACTGTGTCTGGAACTCCATAATAAGAAGTCTTTGGTGAGTATTTTTTAATATGAATTAGTTCGTTTGGTCTAGGATCATTGGTTACTGGATTTGATTCTTTACCTTGAAAGTTTCTAAAGTAAACTACTCTTTGATTTACTATTTGAATGTATCCATCGCGTAGTCTTCTTACTCGTACCGTGGTTGATGGGATGTGACCAACATATCCAATTTGTCCGTTGACTTTTCTTCCAATTTCTATATAGCCATTACCTGTTGATTCAGCGTCTATGTATACCTTTTCTAATATGTGACTAAAGGTATCTTCATCATTAAGTTCTTCTAACCACTCAGTCATTTGAGATTTAAGTCTTTGAATTTTTCTTTGTGCCCTAATCAATTGTTCATCTGATTCAGCATCTTCTAGTTTTGCTAGAGTGGAGTCTGTGTTTACAAATGAGTATCCTAGTCCAACAGTATTTGCAACTTTAGCATTAATAGCAGCATGGTTAGCAAATGAATTTTCGTAAAAGAATGCTAGTTCGTCTAAGTTGTATGGTGGAACAACTACGTCATAAAGACCGTATGCTGTAACTATATCTTGTTCTTGAAATAGTTGCTTTGATCCTGTATTTTCCTGACCAGTAAATGCTTTGCTTATTGATCTAGTTGCTCTACGTTTAAAGTTTGAGTCTAGTCCTGTATATGTTTTTGCTAATTCTGCATCGACCATAAAGTCATCGCTTTTTTCTGGTCTTTCCATTCTATCTAAATTATCTATTCTTGCAATAGATTCTAATTCTTCATTCTCCATTTTTGTTTATCCCTTTTTTTGCATCCATCCAGGCACCAATGTCGGTTTCGCTGGCAATATATCCTTCTTTCATTCTTCCAATTTGTTCAGAGTATTCCATATCTGATACTCTTCTTACTCCTGGCATAAAAATTACCTTTCCTGCTGGAGCATTATAATATCTAGCGGCTTGTGCTACCTTGCTCATCTTATCTAAATCATATTGATTACCTGGAATATTCATTACGTTGCCACCTTTGTCTCCAAAAGCCTTTCCATTATGATCCATTTGCCACACATATAAGCCGTATCTTTGTTGCTTATTGAGTACTTTTAACTTTGATTTACCGTTTTT